CTTCATCTATAGCCTCCACCTTTTGCTTTGTATTGTTTGGCTAACATCTGTGCCTTACGAGCAGACCACTGTCCTGCCTTGCCACCTTTCGTACCTGCCTTGATCCTATTAAACAATGCTTTCCTCATAGATGGTTTGGTATAGTTACCTGCCTCGTTGACTCTGCTTTTTGCCATTACTTCATCTTTTTCTTTTTAGATGCCATAATTTTTTGTTGAAGCTGTTTAGGTAAAGTCTTTTGTTTTTTAGTAAGACCTCCACCAGTTTTCTTTTTAGCCGCAGGTTTTTTCATTGAGTGATAGGGCATAGCTTTCTCCTTTGCTGATTTAATTTGAACGAACTCATGCTCGTTTCTTCTTTGCCTTATTTCGTTTAGTAATTGCTCTAGCCTTCGCCCTAGCATCTGCACTACTTGATGCACCCCATTGACGAAGCGATAATAACTTTCTCGTAGGTTTACCTTTGGAATCATAATCTGGTCCTTTCGAAGCACCCATTCTAGCTAAGAAACTTGCTCGTCTAGGATTGTCACCACTTTTCACTGGTGCTTTTAATGTGCCACCAGTTTGTTTCTTATAACTGGCACGACCCTTAGCATTTAGTCCACCTTTGGGATTCTGTCCTTCTTTTCTTTGCCATGCAGGTGTCTTAGCCATATCGAACCTTTTTGAATATTAATGTTTGTATAGGTCCACTGTCAGTGTAAGCATACGAGTTTTTGGACCCCCCTGTCAAGTTAGGTCTATGCTCACAGATATATTACCCTGTACTAATGACATTGATTTTTCTACTGGCTTGTAACCTGCTCTATCCAGTATGTCTTTACTAGCTTCAAGCTGTACGTATTCGGACTTAGCACTACTCGCTAAGTCCAATACCTTCCTTGAAGCTATCGTAGCATTTAATCCTATGCTCTGTCTTATACATTGTTGCATATACTCTTGGACATGAGGCAATCTCAAAGTCTTACTGGCTGTCACTCTTCCTGCTTCACCTTCTGCATATCCAGACTTTGAACTTGCCTCTTTGATGCTACAACCTAATGCTACGATCGTATCAACTAGTGTCTTCTGTTTCTTCGTGAGTCTTATCTGTTTTAACAAGAGAACCCCCCTTACCCCCCTTTTATGGATTAGCTAATTTCATATGTCAAGGGTATTCTAGTTCTCTTGTTAAATCAATGACTTACGTCATTGGACTCACTCATTACAAACAGCCACTATATTGATACGAGCCACTTTGTATCGCCAAAGTGGACAAAACTATATTCTTCCAGTCCATTGCGACAAGGCTTAGGGTAGAAGAACTACATTACTGCAAGACGTACGTCATGCCTTCATTTCGTTATTCTACCTTTCGTCAACAGAACACACCTTGACGAATGTTGCTTCAGAATACAATGCCACTTTATAAAAGTGTCAAACCCACAAACATAATGTGTCGCACGTGTGCGACGGTACACACACACGAAAGTATATTATATCATTAGATGATGACTACCCTGCAACCTCATGCGGAACACACACGCACTTTCTAAAAAATAAGCGTGATGATATGCCAAGACAAAGCAAAGTTTTGCTTTGGTCATATCTATCACCTAGATTTTTTAGAAACTACTGTCGTTCCTTTGTTCTTTTCATTTGTCAAAATAAACACGCAAGAGATTCGTGACCAAACACAAGAGGTGTTTGGACTCTCTTCTTGTTTTGCACAAATGAAAAGTTGCTGGGTTAAGTGGTATCTAAGCATATACTTTGTGTGTGTGTGAGTACTTTAAATTAACTAGTAACTTAATAGGAGATATAAACATGACTAGTAAAAAAGTAGTAAAGTTATCAGGTATAGATACAAATAGTAACATTGTAAATGATGACACAGATAAGATAGTGGATATGATTCTCGATGGTTGTTCTGAGGTCAATTTCAGTAGCTCAAGTGCGAAGTACTTGGGTGATGAGATGACCGAGACTGGTGAGAGAATCCCTAATCCAAGATACAATGCCAACTTCTTGTATCGCTTTGGCAACTATTGTAAAGATGACGAATGGAATCTTAACAACAGCATTGAGAAACTCAATGATGCTCAAGCCAAAGCTCTACAAGAAGAGGAGATGAATGGCAAGGAATCAATCGTGGCTCTACAGCACAGGAAGTCAGAGGCTTACTGGGCAGAACGAATCAAGACTGATGAGTTCTTTCTTGCCATTCATGCTCAACTGTTCGAGCTTACTACTGGTCATACTTGGTCAGGTAGCAAATGGTTCGCTGACCACAAGGCATGGCTCAAGGGTTACTCACCGAATGAGCCACAGAGAGTATCTGGTAAACAAGATATCCTCAATAGGAAGAAGTAATTACAACCACAGAGAGAGCTTCGGCTCTCTCTTTTTTTTGTTTGCAGAGGTGTTTAGATTGGCTCAACAATTAGCAGGTTGGCGGCAACAGTTCTGCTTTAACTTATCATTGGAGATAATATCATGATAAATTTTTTCGAAAAATATCCAATAGCAATATATCTTGTGTATATTGTTTTCGTAGCTGTAATGTTTGTAAGCTTTTTGTTTGCGCTCATTGCAATAACTTAATGTTCATTAGGAGGTAAAAATGAACCACATGACTCAACTAGCAAAACTAATAGATAAACAAGGTGACTATGATTTTCCAATAGACACCATATCAATGGCAGGTACATATGATGATGACTGCGAAACAAAGCTAGTCAAATGTCCTGACAAGATGATGATTGTTCGTAAAGATACAATGGAATATCTTGGCAGTCATTCAATATCATACAGACCAGTGACTCATGCACAAGTGCTTGACCCTATCATTGATATAGCAGACAGCCTCAAGACACCATATGTGACACAGATAAATATGTTAGATAATGGTGCTATGATGGACACACGATTAGTATTCAAAGAAATATGCTTTGATGATCCTGCAATGCAAGACTATGTTGCATTTCAGATATCAGTTCGTAACTCTTACAATGGTGTGTGGTCTGTCATGATACAAGCTGATGGTTTACGAATGTTCTGCAACAATAAATGCACAACACCTGATCCAGTTGCTAACTTCAGGCTCAAACATAATGGTCACTTCAAATATAACTTTCAGCATCTAAAACAATCAGTAGATTTATTTCGTAGCAATGAGCAAAGATATCGTGATTGGTACAATACAAAAGTTACTGATGAAGATGCAGACTCTATGTTTTCAAAACTTACTTACACAACAAAGCCTACAGTTGATGGTAAGTATCGCAATGAAACACAGTATGCAAAGTTGCAACAGCACTGGGGTGAATATCAAAGTAGTATTGGTAAAAACAAATGGGGTTTATACAATGCAGTAACACATTGGATATCTCACCCAGAAAATGTCAGTAGCACCAACAAAACTATTGTAGAACGTAACAATAAAATGGTAAGCTATATGAATAGACCAAACTCAATACTCAACTAATGGAGGTTAAGTTGATTACATACACTACTAAAGAACTAAAGATGTGCGACTCATTTGCTCGTGTAGCTTTTCCTGATTGCTACAGAGAAATGTATGAGCATATGTGTGAAGTGTCCAAGCCATATGGCGATATGTCAAATGAAGCATGGATAAACAAAATGGTTGTCAAAACTACAAAGATATGGGAGCAGAACAATCCTGATATTCAAGCATCAAAAATGATTGAAGATATCTTTTATGACAGCGAAATCAAACACATGAACTTTAGTTAGGCTAGTGCGAAACACAGTCAAGTATCAACATAAAGCTCTAATAGATAAACTAACAAACCTGCGGCAGGAACGTAAGCTGTCGCAGGAAAAGTTAGCACTTACTATTGGTGTTGATACGAAATTGTTTGGTCAATGGGAACGTAAACTTGTTGAGCCAAAACTATTTAACCTGCTATGTTGGTGTGAAGCATTGCAGGTATATTTAACTATATCAAATGATGATGGAGAATTTTGATGCAAAAATTTATGACTATGGCTGAAGTGAAAGCTAAATTAAATCCTGATGAAAATTTATTTTCAAGATCAGAATTAATAAATATAAAAGTAGCTATGGAATTTATTCAAGAAAAATTTTATTACGAAAAAGCAGATAAGAAATCTACTACGTATAAAAATTTAATGGCTATAAGGGATAAATGTATCAATGCCCTCGAAAAGTAAAATCAAAGGTAACTATCATGAGAAGTGGTTTTTAAAATTATTCCAATCGTGGAAGATACCTTGCAAAAAAGTTCCCCTCTCAGGTAGTCTGGGAGGAGAACATACTGGTGATTTAAAAGTTACTATCAACAATAAAGAATATATTGTTGAAGTAAAATACAGAGCAGTAGATAAATTTCCTAGTGTTTTCAAAGTGTTACAAGGAAAAGATATTGCTTTGTATAAACGTAAGACTGGTAATCCAAGATGGGTTGCTGTAATCCCTGATAAAATTATGGAGGACATTATAAATGGGTAACGTAAAAAAAACTTTATATGATTATTATGATCGTGTTGTTTCAATCGAAGGATTGCAACGAGTCATAGATGAATCTGAAGATGTGTCACAAGTACAGAGATTTATTAATTATAATATGAAACCAAAGTTTCAATCAGAAAAAGATATGTGTAATGACATAGCTGTAGAACTTTGGAATGAATACTGGGGTGATTACATTGAAGCTAATAACTAAAGATTGGCTACCTAGCCAAGAAGTCATGAAAAGATACAAGGAGGTTAACCATGACAGAGAAACTAAATACTTCAAACATTTCTACATTAAGAACCAATATCGAAGATCCGACTGGAATCAAGAGTATTGCAAATGGTGTGACAAACAACTTAGTCGCAAAAGAAATAATACAAAAGTACTCAGAGAAACCAAACAACCACACGAAGACAATTCGTTCTACTATCGAGTCATTACTGAACTGTCAGATAAATGAACGAGTCAACAATCAGTATATGTTTTTCAGATGGGATATGCCTTGCATATCTGATGTAGCTGATGCACTTGTTGCTCGTGAAGAGTCAGTGACACAGCTAATGCGATACTGTATGTCAGTAGCAGATCCAAAAGATATTGAGAAATGGATTGTCGAAGTCATGGTATGCACTACAAAGCAGTCATCACTCACAGAAAAAGACATGGCACTTAAAGCTCGTGTGTATGCAGGTAAGCTGTCACATATACCTGCGGACATACTCAAGTATGCTTGTGACCAGATATGTCTGAAGAGCAAGTTCTTCCCATCACTGGCAGAGATCTATGAGTTTGTTCAACCAATGCTTTACTATCGTAAATCATTAGTAGAGTCAGTATCACAACAATTATTATCAGCAAAAGGAGTTTGATATGGAAGAAAGGTTTGAAGATGTACCAATAGAAATATCTGATCGTGACAGATACGGAAAGGTACAGATAAAAAGTTACTATGAATTTTATCAGTCTATATTATTTGTACCTGATAAAAATGACAACCTGCAACCTGCAGGTATGTCATCAACACATAAAGACTATGTGTAAAAAAATAAATTTGGTCTGGTCTTCAGTGAAGACCAAATTTATTTTGTTAAACTATTGATTTATATAACAAAAAAGAGTATGCTGATAGCAAGAAATGGAGGTTGCAATGGCAGTAGAACTACGTCTTTCGCCACATAAAGAAGATTATATCAGAGGTTCTGATATGGTTACACTTATGTCAGGCAAATGGAATGAACTATGGAAAATTAAAACTGGTAGGATTGGTCGTGTTGATTTATCACATGAGTTTCATGTCTTACTTGGTGTAGAAACAGAAAACTTTAACCTGATGTGGTCACAAAGAGCATTTGATTATGAGTGGTCAGCACAGAAGAAATTTGAAATGTCGTATGGTAGCATACCATTTCAAGGTACAGTTGATGGCTTTGACAAAGACAAGAACATGATTATTGAATGTAAACATACTCATGGTATGAATACTATGGAGAATATGATTAACTTTTATATGCCACAGATACAGTTTTATCTTTACATATCAAAAGCAAAACAATGCTTATTGTCTGTAATACTTGGTAATAAATATGATGCAGTTATTATAGATAGTAGCAAACCATATCAAGCTAATATGCTCAATATGATAAAAGTATTTTGGGATTATGTAGTACATAATGAAGAACCTGAAGATAGGCATTTAACAACTATACCATCACAAAAAATATTAGATCAAATACCTATCAATGGCAAAACCAAGCGAGATGTATCAAAGAGCAATAGTTTTACTGAAGCTACTAATGCTTACATGATGTTTGAAGAAACAGCTAAAAAGTTTGAGAGTGCAAAAAAGCTGCTCAAAGAAGAGATCAAGCCTGATGAATCAGAAGTCTATAATGATGTTCTATCCGTCAAGCGAGATAAGCGAGGGTCAGTTCGCATCACAAAGAAAAAGGGTGAGTAGACCCAACTCACCCTATAACCTATCTGTATAATGGAGGTTACACATGACAGATAATAAAAGTAATACCAAAAAGCCGACACCTAGTAAAGTATATAACTTAGCTAGTGCCATGTTAGCATTTCAAAAACTTGCTGTTACTGCTAAGAAAGATGGCAAGAATCCACACTTCAGAAGTAACTATTCTAAACTTGAGTCTGTTATTGAAGCAGTAAATCAAGGCAATCAGTTTGGTTTGTTCTTTACTCAAGAGATTGATTATGTATGGGTAAGCCATCATGATGCTACATCAGAAGTTGTAGTTGTTACTACTGTACGTCATGTCAATGACGATAAAACATATGTATCTAAGCTACCAATTATTCTGTCCAAAGATAATATGCAGAACCCACAAAAGGTTGGGTCAGCAGTTACATATGCAAAGAGATACACACTACAAGCTGTGTATGGTCTGCCATCAGAAGATGATGATGGTAACGAGGCAAGTAAGCCAACAATAAATATATCAAAGCCAACACCAAGAGGAGAAGATGATGGATTATGATAACACAGATAGAGGTAGCTTTTTTAAACCACGAGCAGATGAAAGTCTGCTTGTGCAAGGTAAGCTAAATAGTAAAGGTGATGAACATAGAATTGTAATCATCAAAGCATCACTACCTGATGGTGGTACTGCTCGTGATGTCTATGCAAAGATCGGTACTATGTATGAGAATGATAAATCACTAAACGAAAAATCACCTGACTTTAGTGGTCCAGTACAATTACCTAATCAGGAAAAACGTAGGATTGCTTGTTGGAAAACTGTATCCAATGATGGCAATACAAAGTTTTTATCTGCTCGTATAGGTGATCGCACACCACGAGTGGGTGAAGATACTGTAACAATTGACAATGATGATACGGAGGTAATAGATGAAATCCCATTCTAATTTTGAAGCAAAGGCTAGAACCCATGACCCTAAAACGTCATGGGAAGCCGCTGAAAAAGTTAATACAAATAGATTAGAGTCATTTGTATTAAGTATAATAAAAGAGCATGGTAAGAATGGCTGTACTCATGATGAACTAATGGATCATTATTGGAAAATGTCAGCAGACTTTGCATCACAACACCCTGAATGGACACCTGATGATATGCACTCTGTGGGTAGCATTACACCAAGATATGCAACATTAGAACGTAAAGGTCTTATCATAAGAGATGGCACTACTCGTAAAGGTAAAAAAGGTAGAAGCCAACTTGTAATGTATTCAACCAAATAAAATAATGGAGGTTACTTTGGAAAAAAATAAAGTTCACTATACTACTGATTATAGTATATTTAGCTATCTCAAAGGCAATAGAGATATAGTTAATAAGCACGTGAAAGATCTATCCACTGAGATAGATGAACGAGATTTAGAAATACCTATTATTGTCAATGAGAAGATGGAAGTATGTGATGGTCAGCATAGACTCGAAGCATATAAAGCTTTGGATAAGCCAGTAGCATATATAATAAAAGATGGCTTAGAGTTGACAGATATTAGAAAGCTAAACTCTGTTAATAGAAAATGGACTATGTATGAGTATATGATGTCGCACTTCAAGTTAGAAGTTCCTGATTATGTACACCTTGAATGGTTTGTAAGAACCTATGGCTTCAGTGTATCAGACTCACTAGCTATGTTAAATGGCAAAGGGTACTGCAATACCCATGATATGAAAATGTTTAAGGAAGGTAAGTTTGTTATTCATGATTTAGAAAAAGCAAAAAAGACTGCCACCTGCATTGAATATATTGGTGAATACTTTGAGCATTATAGAAAGGTATCTTTTATCCGTGCTATGATCTCTGTGATGAATGATCCAGTATTTGTTTGGAGTATCTTTGAAAATAAGCTGAAAAACTTTTCATCTAAACTTACTAATCAAGGTAGTCGTA